GATAATGGATTTAAACCATAATACGTTGTCGGATTATTATCATGCCAACGTGAGACAATAGTACCATCAGTGAAAGGAACAGCAAAAACTTTCAATCTACCCAAATGCATCTTCATACCTGTAAGTTCAAAATCCAAAATGACTGAACCCTTCCAAAAAATAAATCTCTCGAAAGCCATTGATTGTAAATAATTTACGATTACATCCCTTGGCAATACCAAGTCAAATAATGATTGTCCAGCTGCTTGTGCCGTTGTCCACGAATATGTATTAACCCAAACTCTTCTGTGTACTGTATCTACCATTGACCAACGTGGATCTGGCATACAAGAACGAGTCAAAGTACCACTACCAATATTAGGTTCTTGAGTAGGTCCAGTTATTTCTACTTCTCTTTGAGTTTCTAAAACTATACCCTTTGTGTTATCACTTGATTTAAAAGGTTCATTAATATTCGTTGTTATAGGCACACTCGAATCAATAGGCATACCAGGTTCACCTTGCGCTTGTGCAGGAACATATTTTCCACTTTCATATTTTGTCAAAAACAATTTATGATAATAAATATAATCCTTCAAATCTTTATGATAAATTAATGGAAGACTTTCCTTAATTTTATTTCTATGAATTTCGAACATTTCCTTTCCATATGAATACATAAATGCTAATGAATCATTAAGATTATCCAAAGAAGCCTGTTCCAAAGTCAAATCAGCACACTCACGTGTCCAATTAGTTAATTCAGTAATAGTTTGAATATCCATAATAGCGTGTTGTCTTCCACAATCATCTTCCCTAAAACCGCGTTTCAAAAATGTCAATTTACGCACTGGTTCAATACATGCTGGACCATCTTTCTTCGAATTGGTATATTCCAAATTCAATTTCTTTAATTCTTCATATAAAATCTGAGGATTAAAATATGGTAAAACTTCTTTCTTGATAGAACAAATACCATCATCACCATAGATAAAAAGAGTAATATTTTGAAGAAAATCTTGTAATGAATTTAAATCTGATGGAACTCTCTTATAATAAGCATATAAAAACTTCATCATATGAACCAACGTATTAATTATAACTGTAAGTGGATTACCAGAAGGATTACCAATATGCGTAAAATACACTTCATTACCAGCACATTGAGGCGTATGAATCATTTCATCAAACATAACCCTTCGCGCAATTTTATTCTCTTCATTATCATCATACCAATCATTAATAATCTCACACACGCCCATCAAAAATTGTGGAGATAAATTACCATCCCAACCACTAAAGTCTCCACCAAAACCAATAGTTGAATTCGTTTCAAGTTTTTGTAAAAGCACAGTCCATTCAATTGAAGCTGGATCAATACCTACAGCTGAAAAATACGACAATCTATTATGGTAAAAAGCAGAATTAAAAGCACCAAATAAACGTCTGCAAACAATTGTAAAATCCACTGGTGGAATTGTAAACACACGGGTTTTACCCTCAAAAATTTTAATAAAATCTCGACGTTCATCCTTTTGCGTATCAATCCATAAACTCTCAACCCTATTTCCCATTTTAGCTTGTTGAAAACGTCTATCCACTTTAGCTTGCAATTCACTTGAAACAATTTGATAATCATAAGTATTTTCAATCTTTTGAATATATGGAAATTTACCCTTTGCACCAGGCACTAAATTCCACGGAAATCCACTAGATGTCAACATATCCATTCGAGCAACATATTCATCATCCTTTACTCCATTCAAAGATTCAAATTGTGACAAGAGTCGGCGACCAATCTTACTATTTAAAGGTCTCATAATATCAGCTACACTTTCAATTACCCTATTCAAAATTACTGTATCCACCAATGGTGCTGGATTACCATATTTCTCAATACCTTCCTCAATGGGGTCATATCTCCCAACTTAAAAGCCCGTGGATCCATTGAGTGTAAAACAGCTGGTCCAGTTTTAATTGGATAAATTTTCCCATGAGTTATTGAAGGTATTATTCGAGTTTTCTCCGCAGCTCGAGGATGTTTAAAAATAGTACCAACTTTTGTAAAATTACCCTGTGCTTGTATACATCCCAAATCAGTGTTACAAATATCAACCTTAGGATAAGCTGGTTGCAAATTAAATCCCAAAACGCGTAAACCATCCGTGATCATTTCTTCAGTTACAATTTGCGCTATCCCATCACCTGTGCTACCACCAGCAGAATGAATTCCAACGAGTTTTTTAGCAGCATACTTGTCCATCATTACAACAACTGAACCACACATTCCGGGAAAAGTTTCTGTCTTATAAGCCCACGCTGTTGCCTCAGCTATAATAAAATCAGAATCTACATTTTGATTTGATATAATTTTATCCCTAACCTCTGGTCTTTCCCAAAA